TCTAGACATCGAGGTAAGATTGTTCTAGCATCTAACAAAGAAATTTCATCACTGTCTACCATATCGGCGTATAGAGCTTTTGCTTTTTCAACAATGCCAATAAATCTATGTACAAATTCTTTATGATTACCTATAGACGGTTTAATAAGGCATGAGTCATGACGTAAGTCTCTGTCAGCAGAGCAGATTGCTGAAAACGACATGCTTCGATGTCTAAGCAAATGAGTAACGTCTATTAAGTCTATGTTTGAAACTAAAAATACAAGACCAATTGTCTCCAAAGCAGAAGGTAAAACTTTTCCTGAAAATAAGTCCTCAAGAGCTTTGTGTCTTGCTTCAGTACTAAATAAATTAGTCGGTTTGTCTGACCACGTAGCTGTAACCCATTGTGGAATGTATCTGTAAAGTTCTTCTAATGAAGGGCTTTGAAGTAATTCCACTTTAATGTTAGTTAGTTGGTTTATATACGCAGTTAACGGGTACTCGTTAGTTTTAATTTTAGTCGGATGTAATCTATTCGGGAGTGTTTCGTTAAGAGGCATTGTTTTTCTCCTGTTCTAAAAGGTCTGAAGTTAAAGTTGAATACCCTGAAATATCACGCCATGAGTCAACGTGAGTGGGAGTTACTGCTAGTCTAGATAATTTATTAACAATATCAAAAATACATATCCACATAACTCGTGGCATAGTTTCGTTATTTGTTAATAAGTATCTATCCTCAATAATTTCCATAATAGCAGCTCTAAGTTCTGTTCCTCCCTGATAGTCTCCGTATACTTTTCCTCTTTCTTCTAGAAGTCTAGTGGGAGTGTTGTCAGATTTTAGAAATTTTGTTAAAAACTTACTTGCGCTATTTATTTTTTCTCTCATACTGTTGTAACCTCCCTCGTAAAGCGTCTATTCTGTGTCGTATTTCAGTAGACACAGAATGAAGTGTAGTGTTTCCTAATGACTCTTCTGCTGAAATATATTGAGATACTTGAAGAACATCTGCTAATCTACATACAAGACCCTCAACATCCCAACTATTAAATAACTCTACTCCTTGTATAATACCTATAGGATACTTTTGTAATTCTTTTTGTTCAGCTCTGTCGAGCTCATTAGTTACATCTACGTGACGTTGTTTTACACTATGAGGAGTGTCTCCCAAATCAGCTTCAACGATATCATGACTTACAGCTGCCTGTAGAGCTGCTCCTAATTCAAAATCGTACTCTTCGTGTAATAACATAACTATGACAGAAACAAAGAATGAATGTTGAGCAACGTTCTCATCTCTAATTCTGTATCTATTAGGGAATCTGGTAATAAACGAAAGTCTATACACATGAGCAAGAGTTTCAAAAAATTTCATTCTATTACTCCTTTAAACAAACGTTTGTATTCTTTATTATTTTTGAACATTTTTAAACATCTAATTAAATCATCTTTAGAAGTTGCTACGAAAATAGATGATTCACTCAACATTAAGTTAAGTGGAAATTTGTTTTCCCAAAAATACACAACGGGTATTTTAATTGCAAATGCGTATCCACATTCAAATACTGTTCCCATGTCCTTTCCTTCAGTACTAGCAACAATAAAGTCTGAAGAGTTTATTTCTAGTAAGTTATCACGAAAAATTTCTGAAGGATTTGATTTTCCGGGGATGTATAGCCCCATTTCTTTAGGACTGTAGTAATCTAGACCTACTTGTATAAGAGAGTCTAGAATAACTAACCTAGCTTTCTCTTGTTCAGGAGAAAACCATCCTGCTGCAACATACGCTTTCATAAAACCTCCTTTAATGAAATTTCCAGATAGGCCCGTGCTCGAACCCATGAGGCATAAGTATATCGGGTTCAGCTAAATCTTCTGTTACGTATTTCCATGCGTCTACCATAGCTTCACTTAGTCTAGTTCCCCACATTTCTGCTTCTTCTGTTTTAGCTAACAGAAGGTTGGCGTCATGAATTGTGTTTATTATATACGCATCTGGGTGTCTTTTCTTTAAGTTAATTAATGACACTTTTGTAACTTCAACTGATGAGCCTTGAATGGGAATGTTAAGAGAATCTGTTAACTTGTATGCTCTAACTCTACGACCCAGAGCAGTTTCCACGTCTATGTAACCGTATACGTTCATAGCATTTTTGTGTAATTTATGCCATTCATCATAATACTCATACATAGAGAACCATTTTTCTTTTAAATACTTTACCTCTTCAAACTTCATATGAACATTTGCTTCTATTGCTAACGTGTTTTGAGCTGTGCCTATTCCACCTCCATAGATTAGACAAAAGTTAAATGTTTTAGCTACTGTTCTTTCTTCTACTGTTACTTTATCTTTAGAAAATAGAAACTTAGCAGTTTCTGTGTGTAAATCTTGCCCAGCTTTCATGAGCGCGGCCATTACGGGTTCACCTGTGTAAGCAACAGCCATTCGTAGTTCTAGACCAGAGTAGTCTTTATACACAATTTCGTAGCCTTCAGGAGCTTCAACTACAGAATGCAGTTTCTCAGGCATTTGCTGTAAGTTAGCATGAGAAAATGAATTCCCTCCAGTACAAGAAAATCTACCTGATAGGGAAGTAGACGGTTGAAAAAAGCCTTTAAGAACGGGTCTATCATATGCATCTAAGTACTCAAGTGACTTATAACAGTGTCTGCCATTTTGCACTAATCTGGCTCTCTCATTTCCCTCTTGAATAAGCTTAATTAGCGTGTCACTATCAGAACTAGAAACTCCTAAGTACTCTTTTGACTGAGTGGAAGACCGCGGATTTATAGGAAGAGTTTCTAATACGTCTTCAAGTTCTGTCATATACTTTAACTTAAGACTCGTAACAGTTTTTTGGTTGATAGGCATTCCATTACGAGAATATTCCACTGCCAGTTTTAAGCTTATTATATCTAAAGCATACACTGTTTGTTTATTACATTCTTTAACGACGTTATACAGTTTAGCCAAATATACTACGTCAGCAGCTGCGTATAGTTTCTGTATTTCTGACAATGGCCCTGACCAGTCAGATTGTTGCAATTCTTTTTTACTAATACTTTTTATTAGTTCATCGTCGAGTTTAGCATACGATAAACATTCGTAAAAACCAAATTTTTGTTTAGTATAATACTTTAATCTTGATAAGTAAAGAGTATCTTCTAAATCTTCAGGAAGCCAGACTTTATCTGTTTTTAAGTTTATAGTGTGTAAGTCATACGCGCCGCCATGAAAGATTAGTTTACACGGTTTAAGAAGTGGCAAAACTCTGTCTAATGGCACAAAAAAACAATCGACAATTACTGCTTTTGTCCACGTTTCTTGGTACATTTGGACTAGCCGAATTTTGCCGTAAAGTCCACCAGATGACAGACCCTCATCTGTCGTAGTTTCTGTATCACAGAATATCGGCAAATGAGGGTCGATGTGGACGTCAGAGAGATTATTAGTGTCCCTGATTAGAGTAAACATTAGTCGTTGTCAGCTGAAAATACTGTTAATACCTGATTTGCTGAAAGACCATTTGCCAAGGCGTAACATGTCTTGTGATACTGCTTTGCATAATCATTAGCATTCTTAGGAGTCTTTGTGATTTTCGCCAATGCCTGCTCAAGCTCAAGCTCTGTTGCCTTAGGGTTTTCTTTGAAAACATCAATCAATGTTTTGTTAATAACGCCCATCCTGCCTCTCGAAGGCGCCGGACGTCTCGGAAATTCGACTTCATTCTCCTTAAAAGATGCTTTAATCATTGAAAGAACTTTAGCAGCAGTCGCTCCTTTTACAGCAGCTGCAACTGTGTCAGCAACGGCACTGAGCTCTTCGTATGAAGCTTCGTAATTGATTTTCACTTTCTTCATTTCAGTAGCAAGACCTGTATTTACGAGTTTCGGGTCAACGACCAATCCTTCGGCCTGAGTAATCATGGAATACAGTTTTGTCAATTTGCTGAACGGAACTCCGGATGCAAATATCGCCGATTTGATTGCATCGGGTGTTTGATTAGCAGCGAATCCTGACAGAATCGTTGCTTTAACTGTGTCGTACATTTCCTGAGAAATTCCCTTAGGAAGAGAAGTAGAAGTTGAAATTGTTTCCTCAGGTGCTTTTGCCTCGCCTTTTGCTTTAATCTTGTTAGCCATTTGTTTGTCTCCTTTGTTTTGTGTTGTTGTTAAAGTCAACAGCATTGTCAACTTCATCGTTAATTACAATATATCATAGGTAAAAACGATTGTAAAGGACTATTTTTAACTATTTTAAATAAATTTCGCATCAAGAATTACAGGATATTTACTGTGCAAATCTACGTAAATTTGCTTTGGTATTTTTAAGTAGTCAGAATATTTATGCAATAAAAATACACTGGGCGGTGGTGTACCGTCTATTCGATGTCTAATCCAGTTGTCTGCTTTATATTTTGCATAACCAGAGTGGTCTGCACAAATATATTCTGAGATAGTAAAAAGTCCACAGTAATACGTAACTTTAAGAGTATCAGGTCTTGCGTTTTTCTTATGTATATCATAAAGAACTTTTGTCACTGTTAACCATTTCTTTTCAGTGGGCTTTTGAACAACAGCTTCTTCGCTAAATGTTGAAGTAAGTTTAGAGATAAATTCAAAAACATGCCCACATGCAAAACAAGTTTTTACAGTAGGATGATGTAGACATCCACAAACAGGGCACGTCTTAACTATAGGATTGCCACTACCTTTTTTATTTTTAGACGTTTTTACTTCTACATTATTAATAGGCCCGAGTCTTGAGATGTTTCCCGCAAAATCTAGAACTAGACAATGAGTCTTTCCTTCACAAACTCTTAGTCCTCTTCCTATCATTTGTACGTGCAATACAGGACTAGTTGTAGGTCTAAGTAAAACTAGCAAATCAATGTTAGGAGCATCAAAACCAGTGGTTACCATTCCCACTGATACTATTGCTTGAACTTTCCCTTTTACAAAATCTTCTTTTAACAAGTGTCTATCAGTGTCAGACCGACTATGTAGTACTTCTGCTTTAATATTATTTTGAAGTAGTTCTTTGTGTATGCTGT